CTAACCGACAGAGCTAAGGAGATCCGAAATGCCAGTAGAGGTCGTAGGCGTTAAAGATGTCCTAAAGGGCTTGAGTTTTATTGATATGGATATGCGCAGACGTGTTGTCGCAGCTGTAGATCCGTTAATGCGTGGCGTGGCTAGTAAGGCTAAAGGTTTTGTCCCAGGTAATAGCGATGTGTTATCTGGTTGGACTAAGGCAGGCACAGGCACAGGTAAATTCCCTAAGTATGATTCCAGTGTGGTTAGGGCAGGTATTGGCTATAACTCTGGACAAAATAAAACATTTTCTAATGGCTTTAAAGTTTACAATTTTGTTTACAATGCTAGTCGCCCTGGCGCAATTTATGAAGTAGCAGGTCGCTTAAACCCACAAGGTAGAGCACCATTTCAGATGACACCATCTAAAGGCGCAAGCGGTACATATACATTAAATTCCCCTAAGAGCAAAGCATTTAGAGAGTTTAATTCAAGTAACCCATTCGCTAGCCAGCAATTTATAGCTGCATTACCTAAGGTGACTTCACAGCCAAAGATTGTAGGTATGCGAGGTGGTGGGCGCAAAACTAAAGGTCGCTTGGTTTACAAGGCCTGGGCAGAAGATAGTCCTAGAATTTATGAAGCAATACAGAAAGCGATCAACGCTACTGCTACACACTTTAACAAAACTACACAGCAAAGGGTTGCATAATGGCCAATATAGTAGTCTCGGCCTTAGCCACCTTTAATGGCAAGGCACTTAAAAAAGGCAAGAAAGAAATATCTGTATTTGATCAACAAGTAAAGAAGCTGGGTAAAACCTTTGCTAGCGTCTTTGCAGCACAAAGATTATTGCAATTTAGCAAGAAGGCTGTTGCTGCATTTATGGCCGATGAGAAAGCCGCTAAGTCTTTAGAAGTTCAATTAAGAAATACAGGATTCCAATTTAGTGCGCCAGGCGTTGAAAATTACATAGGCAACCTACAAAGACTGTCAGGCGTATTAGATGATGAGTTACGCCCAGCATTTCAGCAATTACTTACAGTCACAGGGTCAGTTACTAAAAGCCAATCGGCATTACAAACTGCATTAAATGTAAGCGCAGCTACAGGTCGATCACTTACACAGGTTAGCGCAGCCTTAACACGTGGCTTTAGTGGTAACACAGCAGGGCTCAGTCGATTAGGCGCAGGCATAAGTAAGGCCACGCTAAAGACTGGCGATATGGATAAAATTTTAGGCGAATTGAACAAAAAGTTTGCAGGCCAAGCAGCAGCTAGATTAGATACTTATGCAGGCAAGATGAGCTTGCTTACAGTAGCAACCGAGGATGCTAGAGAGACTATCGGTAAAGGCTTACTAGATGCGCTGTCATTACTAGGTAAAGACACCAGCATTAGCAGTGCTACAAAACTAATGGATGATTTTGCTACTAGCACAGCAGATGCAGTAGTAGGCATTGCTGTCCTAGTTAACGAGTTAAAAAAACTAGGTAACACTAAAGTCGGTGGCGTTTTATTTGATGTTAAAAATATACCAGTATTAGGTGCTTACCTTGCAGGATTTTCAGAGATAGGCGCAGCGCAAAGAGCCCAGACTGCACCATCTAATCGAGAAGGCAGATCAGCCAGTCGTATCTATTTAGATCAATTACGCAAAGAGTCTAAAGCCCTACAAGCTGCAACTACCTTACGCAAGCAAGAAAATGCACAATTAAAGGCTAAAACAGAATTAGATAAACTATCGGAGAAATTTGACACTGAACGCATAGGCTTAATGAAGGCGCTTAATGAAACCACCGATGCCGAAACCAAGCTACGTTTACAGGCCAAGATAGCCATACTAGACAATAATGAGGCTTTGGCTAAGAAGTATCTTGCAGAGATGAATGCTAAGACAGCTGCCGATCTATTAGCCGATAGTGCTAACAATGCTGCTAGCGCCTTTAACAACTTGCCTAGCAAGTACGATGCAATTTTTACAAGTCTAGTTAATACATTTAAAGCAATGGGATCAGATTTAGGATCAGCGTCTAGCCTTGCAGGAGCATCAGCAAGATTACAAGCACAAGCCGATGCATTCTTAGCACAGATGAGCCAATATGCCGTGCCAGGTGGAATGCCATCTAGCGCCACAACAGCTGCCGCAGCAGCAGCACCAACAGTAATCAATACCACTGTAAACACTGGCGCAGTATTGAGTAGTGAGCAAGACTTACAGAGATACATACAAGATTCGATAGGCAATGTCATCAAACTAGGAGATGGCATAGTACCTCGTGGATCGTTGATTCTACTTCAATGAGTGCTCCTACAATCAATGCGATTATTAACTTTAGCACTGGGCCTAGCACGGCTCAGGCTATGCAGTTAGATATTGGCGTATTAGGCACAAACGTATTAGCCGATGCCGTAGCCGTAATTGTTGACGTATCAGATCGTATTAACTTTATTCAAACAGCTGTAGGCCGTAATGCTTTATTCGATCAATTTCAGACAGGTCAATTAACATTACGCATAGTAGATCAGAATGGTGACTTTAACCCTACTAACCCGACTGGGCCTTACTTTGGGTTACTAACACCTATGAAAAAGGTGCAGATATCTGCCAACTTCCAAAATGTAACCTACCCTTTATTCACAGGCTTTATTACAAGTTATGTAAACACACAACCTAAAGATGCAACAGAGGTTGCCTATACAACCATACAAGCTGTGGATGCGATGCGCCTGGCTTACAATGCCCAGATATCAACAGTCACAGGCGCTACTACTGGAGACCTATCAGGCACACGTATAAATGAGATATTAGATGAGATCGACTGGCCATTATCACAGCGCCAAATAGATGTAGGGCAAACTACATTACAGAATGATCCAGGCACTCCACGCACTGCTTTAGGTGCTATGCAGACTGTCGCCCAGTCAGAGTACGGCGCAATATATGTAGGCTTTGATGGATCCTTTGTATTCAAGGACAGGCTTACAGCTACAGAGACCATAGGTAATCCAGTTACAGTCTTTGCAGATGACGGCACAGGTATCCCATACGCTAATGCAGCCTGGAAACTAGATGACACCCTTATATTTAATTCAGCGCAGATAACCAGGACTGGTGGCACTGTGCAATCTGCTAGCAATCAAGCCAGTATTGACAAGTATTTTATCCATTCATATAACCAACAAGACCTGCTAATGCAGACAGATGCCGTGGCTTTAGATTATGCCAGAGCTTATGTGGCTAGCAGGGCTGAGACCACCATCCGATGCGATGCCATCGAGTTAGACCTATACACTCCTAACTACGATACAGGCATAGTCGCAGCTCTCAACCTAGACTTCTTTGACCCAATCACAGTTATTACTACCCAGCCTGGTGGATCTAAGCTGGAGAAAACCCTGCAAATCTTTGGCGTATCCAACATCATCACACCTAACAGCTTTAAAGTGGTGTTTACAACGCTAGAACCTGTCATAGATGGGTTTATAATAGGCAACGTAGATTACGGCGTCTTAGACCAAAACGTATTATCTTATTAAGGAGATATAATGACAACTTTTCCAGGCACGACAGGGCAAGTAGTTACTTCCGCTATGTGGAATGGACTACCAGCCTTTGAAGTACAGACTGCTAAAACAGCAGATTACACAGTAGGTAGCGGTGATGAATACCAGCAGTTAATCCCGATGAATAAATCATCAGCTGCTAACTTCAACATTCCAACCGATGCTACTTATAACTTTCCAATAGGCACTGTTATTACAGTATTAAATCAAGCAGCAAACGCAGTAACAATTAAAGCAGTTACATCTGGCACTACTACAGTATTAAGTGCTGGTGCAGTAGCAGCACAGCCAACCCTTGCACAATACAAATCAGCGGCCTGTATCAAAACAGCTGCTAATGCTTGGTATGTAGTGGGAGCAATTGCTTAAATGTTAAATATAACCGCAGGTATTTTAGCGCCCACTGTGCCTGCTCTAAGTGTTGAGTATCTAGTAGTCGCTGGCGGTGGCGGAGGCGCATCTGATGGATATAATGGACAAACTGGCGCAATGCCTGGTGGAGGTGCTGGTGGTTGTCGCACGTCAACTTTATCTAATTTATTAACGAGTACAAATTACACAGTAACAGTTGGTGGTGGAGGTGCTGGTGGAGCCAGCACAACAGTTAATGAAGGCGCAGCCGGAACTAAAGGCACTAATTCTATTTTTGCAACTATCACTTCAACTGGTGGCGGAGCAGGGCAAAAATCAGATACAGATGGTCAAGCGGGTGGATCAGGTTCAGGAAGTTATGGTTTCCCATTAGATACAAGAGCCGTTGGTTCAGGCAATGAAGGTGGTTATTCACCAGCTGAAGGATATGCTGGCGGAAAAGGTTATACAGATGGAGTAACCTATACAACTGGTGGTGGTGGAGGCGGTGCTGGAGCAGCTGCAACACAAAAAACAAATGCTAATGGCGGAGATGGTGGAGTTGGAATTGCTAGTTCAATTACTGGATCATCTTTATATTATGCAGGTGGCGGAGGCGGCGGAGCAACTTCACTTGGAAGTAGTGGGGGAACTGGAGGATCGGGAGTTGGTGGAAATGGTGGCGTAGGTGCTACTGCACCAACAAATGGAACGACTAATCGAGGCGGTGGCGGTGGTGGTTCGGGTACAAATGGAACTAACCCAACACAAGCTGCTGGAAATGGTGGTTCAGGTGTAGTCATTCTTTCTTATCCATCTACTTTCACAATCACGATCGGTGCTGGATTAACTGGATCTACTACAACAGTTGGTGCAAATAAAGTTTCAACAATTACAGCTGGTACTGGAAATGTGAGTTGGGTATAATGGCACACTACGCATTTTTAGATCAAAACAATATTGTTACAGAAGTTATTGTCGGAATAGACGAAACTGAATTAATAGAGGGTTTAGATCCTGAAACTTGGTATGGAAACTTTAGAGGTCAAAATTGTAAACGCACCAGCTATAACAATAAGATAAGAGGAAATTATGCTGGTATTGGCTATACATATTTACCATTAGAAGATATTTTTATGCCTGCAAAATGCCATAATGAAGCAATTTTAAATGCTCAATTGGCTAAGTGGGAATGTGATAATTCATCTCACAAAGTAAACTTTAATGAAGCCTAAATTATGCGCAGCTGGAGTTCAGTTAAGAGATCAAGTTGATACCTGGTTTCCAGATAGGCGTACTGCCAGTGATGGGTGGGTGGGCGATAGCCGTCACGCCGCCAGAAAATCGGATCATTCTCCAGACGAAAATGGATGGGTCAGAGCAATTGATGTTGATTCTCGCCTGGGTACATCCGAAGGGATCAGTGCTTATGTGGCTGACCAAATCAGAGTCGCTGGCAAAACCGATAAGCGTTTATCTTACGTCATCCATAACGGACACATCGCTAGCAAGATATTAAACTGGAA